TATTTGTAGCTGGGTGGCGACCTGCTATCGGCTGGATCTGTGCGGTAGGGCTGTTGTACAACACTATTATCGCCAACGTACTGGGCATCTGGATGGATGTGCCAGAGGTAGATACAACACTTCTTGTGCCCGTTATGATGGGGATGTTAGGTCTCGGAGCAATGAGAAGCTACGAGAAGGTCAATCAGGTAGCGCGGGAGAAGTAATGACTCAGCTAATAGACATGCTGAAGCTACACGAAGGTGTACGATCTAAGGTATATGTGTGTAGTGCAGGCTACGAAACGATAGGTGTGGGCAGAAATATCTCAGAGTCTGGCCTTGGGTTGTCTGATGATGAAATCGAATACTTGTTGTCGAACGACATAGCGCGAGTAAAAAGCGAGCTTGCAGACACATACTTTTGGTTCAACGGCATCAACGAAGCGCGTCAGGATGCAATGATTGACATTTGTTTTAACCTTGGTCTGACCAGATTGCGCGGCTTTGTGAAGGCACTGGAGGCTATGTCGCGTGAGCAGTTTGATGTGGCTGCTGATGAGTTCTTAGATAGCAAGTGGGCGCAGCAAGTTGGCATGAGGGCTGTTAGAGTGACTGAAATGATCCGATCTGGGGAATATCAGTAATGCCTTTGCAGAAATTTATCTTTAATCCTGGAATTAATAAAGAGGGTACTGATTATAGTGCCGAAGGCGGCTGGTTCGATGCGAACTTAGTTCGGTTTCGTCAAGGATTACCTGAAAAGATAGGAGGCTGGGTAAAATACCTCACATCGTCTTTTACGGGAACAGGTAGAAAGTTACACGGCTGGGTTACGTTAAACGGTACTAAAGCCTTGGGGATTGGTACAACATTTAAATTGTATTGGCAGGAAGGTGCGGATTATAACGATATCACCCCTATTCGAGAAACTACTGCTGCAGGAGACGTTACATTTTCTGCTTCTAACGGCTCTTCTACTATTACGATTACTGATACAAGCAACGGAGTCAATTTAAACGATTTTGTTACATTTTCTGGAGCAGCGTCGTTAGGCGGGAATATTACAGCAAATGTTTTAAATCAAGAATATCAGGTTGCTTCGGTAGTAACTACTAATTCTTATACGATAGAAGCTAAAGATACTTCTGGAGCGACCGTAACGGCGAATGCTTCTGATACTGGTAACGGCGGATCGTCTACAGTAGGTGAGTACCAGATCAATGTTGGCTTAGACGTTTTCGTATCCGGTTCTGGTTACGGTGTTGGAACATGGGGTAGTGGAGGTTGGGGTTCATCTAGCTCGTTAAGTGCTAATAATCAGCTACGTTTATGGTCACTAGATAACTTTGGTGAAGATTTAATCGCTAATGTGCGGGCAGGTGGAGTTTATTACTGGGATTTTTCTACCGCCAGTCAGCGAGCTAAAGCCCTTAAAGATATTTCAGGCGCAAATTTTGCTCCTACTGTCGGGTTACAGGTTTTAGTTTCTGATATTGATAGACATGTTATCGTTTTAGGAGCAGATCCAATAGAAGGCGGTAGCAGGTCTGAAGAATTAGATCCATTACTTATTGCATTTTCAGACCAAGAAAATCCGTTTGATTGGGAGCCACGTTCTACGAATACTGCGGGTTCATTACGATGTTCAGCAGGGTCAGAGATTATTGGCGGTTTAAGAGCTAGACAAGAAACTCTTATTTGGACAGATGTTGCGCTATATAGCTTACAGTTTATTGGGCCTCCAAACACATTCGGCCTTACTCTTATTAACGAAGGAGTAAGTTTGATTGGGCCTAATGCAGCTTTAAACTCTCCTAGCGGAGTGTTTTGGATGGATAAAAAAGGATTTTATACATACAACGGGGCTGTACAACCTTTACCTTGTAGCGTCCATTCTTATGTATTTGACAATTTAAACATAAGTCAGGCGTTCCAAGTATTTGGTTTCGTAAATAAACAGTTTGATGAAGTTGGTTGGTTTTATTGCACTGGAACTAGCACAGAACCAGATAGTTATGTTACTTATAATTATGTTGAACAATCGTGGGCTATTGGTCAACTTTCTCGTACTGCATGGTTAGATGAAGGGATTGAAGCGTTCCCCCGAGCAACAGGTAAAGATAGTTCTATATCTTATATTTATTCCCACGAATCAGGAAACGATGATGACGGTTCTCCTATGGATAACGTCTTTATTGAAAGTGCTGATTTTGATATTGGGGAAGGAGACCAGTTCCAATTTATTCGTAGATGTATACCAGACGTTAAATTTACAGGTGATTCCGGTAGTACGCAGGCGATTAACTTCGTGTTAAAGGCCCGTAATTATCCTGGAGACTCCCTTACGACGGATATAACGTCTTCCTTTACCGGAAGTACGACTAAAATAGATACCCGCGCTAGGGGCCGACAAGCAGCGGTACGATTTGAATCTGACGATAATGCTGATGAAAATTTACGGCTTGGAGTCGGGTTTGTAATTGGAGCTACTCGTTTAGAAATACAGCCTAACGGTAGGCGGTAATGGCTAGAATCCTTACCGGAAGATTACCTGTTATTAACCAAGATTTAGTTGATAGCGCATCGTTTAATAGAGCTATGAGGGTCTTGGAACTTGGTTTAGGGTCGTTTGATCCTACAGCAACTCCTCAGTACACCAGCTCTAACAGAGACGAGTTAAGTTTTGAGGTAGGCGATATTATTTGGAATACTACAGAAGAAGTTCTTCAAGTATATTTGGGTAATTCTTGGCAAAATATATCGACGCCGAGTACTTCTGGATTGAGCGCAACAGGGAGCGTTGGTACAGTTCAGGTCGTTACTAACGGTAACATCGTAGTAGCCTTATAGTTATGGCAAAGCCTAAGAAAAAACCTAAAGTCCCTGCGAAGTATCTAGCTGGTCTTTCTACTGAAGAAAAGAAGAAGCGTAAAAAAGAGATAGCTAGGAATAAAAAGAAGGCTATGAGCGATCCTTCTGCTTACAAGTTTTCGACTGATAAGAAAAAAGGTAAGCGTAGGAAAACGATAGAGTCTAAATATACTCGCAGGTTTAAAGAGAGGTTTGGCACAAAGTCATGAGTCTTTCCGATAAAACGAAAAAGGCACTGTCTAATAAAGCGGAAGCTGCTCGTAAAAAAGGTAAAAAAGTAACCGCTGGTCAACTTGCTCGTGTATATAAACGAGGGTTAGCTGCGTATAAAACAGGGCACCGCCCTGGAACTTCACAACACCAATGGGCGATGGCCCGTGTAAACTCTGTGCTTACAGGCGGTAAAGCAGCTACAGTTGATAAAGATATTATGAAAGGCTCTAAAGCTAAAAAGAAACCAGCTAAGAAGAAAACTTCATGAGTAGGATATTCGACGAAGATCAAACGAGTTCATTAGTTAGTTCTATGATGAACTCTGAATCTAACGCTACTAAGTTTATGGAGCAGGGCGAAGATATTGGTCTCTCTCCTGACGTTACGATGGATATCCTCAATCGTTACGCAACTTACGGGGCGAATACGGGAATCGGGAATCTTGGTGGGGAGCGATTAGTTAATGCTCTTAACGACGAATACCGTAAACGTGTCGACGCGCCTTTACAACAAACGACAGGTAGAGCAATTACGGGTGACGCCGTTGCTCGAATAGCTGAACAAATAGCTGAACAACAACGAATAGCAGACGCACTGGCTCAAAGCCAACAAATGATGGACGCGATGCCAGATTTATCTGCAACAGCCACTCCGGAAATGCAGGCTGCGTTAGACGATGCACTACAAAACCCTACACAAACAGATACCACTACACTAGGTGCTACAGAACAAGCAATACAAGACGCCGTTGATGATCCCTCGAAAACAGTAGGTCAAGTAAACTCTCCAATTACAATAGATGGGGAAAAACCTTCTCGCTTAGAAAAATTCCAAAAGTATTTAGACGAAAATCCTTTAGTTGCTAAACAGCTTATGGCTTCAGGTCAAGATATTGGTAAAATTCTTGGTGCAGCTCTTGGTGGCGGCGGTAAACGTGAAAGTAAAGTTCCTGTTCGCGCTCCGCGTCCAAGGTTTCAGCCAGGAGCTATCCGTAGCCAACGTATTGGTATGGAAGACGGGGGTAGTGTCTTAGGTCGTAAACTATTTTTAGAAGGTGGCGAAGTCGACGGGCCTGGAGGCCCAAAAGAAGATTTAGTACCGATATGGGCAAGCGATAAAGAATACGTTGTTTCCCATCAAGGCGTAAAAAATATGGGCGGTGGTGATTTCGATAAAGGAATCGCGGCTCTTGATAAAATTAACTTTGGTAAATAATTATGGCTGAAAACGATCAAGCGTATAGTTATCAGGCTCCCGATAGGAATATCTATGACTTACTTATGGGAGGACGAAGTCGTTTTGGTCTTATGCCTGAAGTTGAGGCGTACTATAGACAGCAGTTTAAAGATTTAGGTAAGGCAAATAAAAACCCATTTACTTATACCGGCGATCGTATTGCAAAATTTTCTCCTAGAGAAGAATACGCAATGCAACTTGCTGATCAAGGCATTGGCGCATACGCTCCGTATCTTTCTCGCGCTAAAGGATTAACCGAAGAAGCGTTAGCTACGATGGCAGGAGGTAGCGCAGAAGCTAAAGCTGCGTTACTTCGTGCGCAACAACAAGGTGAAGATTATACTCGTACAGGATTACAAAAAGGAACTGATTTCCTTGGTCGAAGTATAGATAAAACATCCGAAGCAGAACAAGGACTTATGGGCCGTCTTCGTCAAGCGGAAGGCGCTTTTCGTGGAGCAGAACGAGAAGGGTTAGGTTACGCTTCTGAAGCAGAACGTATCGCTCGTGAAGGTCAGGCAATAACCGATCCATTTTATCAAGAAGGTATTGCAGGAGTACGACAAGGTCGCGAAGCAGAAATAAGTGGTTTAAGTGCCGCTGACCGAGCTGCCCGTCGAGGAGTATCTGCCCAGAGTCCGTATTTACAAGAAGCCTTACAACAAACTCGCGCTAGTACGGCGGGGTTCGATCCGTCTTCCGTTTCTTCATATATGGATCCTTATGAACAATCAGTTGTTCAACAAACAATAAAAGATATTCAAAAAGGTCAAGCCCAAAGCGATATTGCTAGACGAGCTAGTGAAATTGGTTCGGGAGCGTTTGGTGGTTCTCGTAGTCGATTAAGTCAACAAGAATCCGATATAGCGACGAACCGTGGAATGATGGAAGCTGTTGGGGCATTGCGTAGCCAAGGTTATCAAAGTGCGCGTGACGCTGCGATGGGGGAATTCGGTAGAGCTAGAGCGGCTGAAGCAGGTGCGGCGGGGATGACCGCTGGTTTAGGCGCACAAGCAGGAGGCGCTGAATCCGGATTAGCTCAACTTTTAGCAGGTAGTGCTGGTCAACGAGGTTCAGCTTACCGTAGTTCGGGATCTGAGATTGCTGGTTTAGGTGGCGCGATGGGCGGGAGCCGAGAACGATTAGCGGGTACTGTCGGTGCTTTAGGTTCTCAACGATCTGGTTATCGCTCAGGATTAGGTACTAACCTTAGTAATATCGGTCAAACGGGTTATGGCGCTAAAATGGGCACAGCAGGCGCATTGTCGGGAGCTGGCTCAGAACTTTACGGTATGGGTACAGGTGCAGGCCGACAGTTTTACGATATGGGTGCAGGAGCTTCGTCGGGATTAGCTGGGTTAGCCGGTGGTTTATCTGGAGCGCAAACAGGCGCTGCTGGCGCTTATCAAGGATTAGCTGGCGCAGAAATGGGTTTCCGTCAAGGCGATGTTGGTTCGATGATGAATGTTGGTGCGATGAACCGCGCTAGAAACCAAGCTGGTTTAGATTTAAATTATCAAAATTTTGTTGGGCAGTATAATATGCCTCAACAATTAATGTCAGGTTACGCAAACTTCTTAACTGGTGCTGGCCCGTTAGCTGGGGGTACAGGATATTCTGGAACTACGCAAGCAACGCCGTATGCTACTACATATGGAACAGCAGGCAGTTACGGAATGCAGGACGGCGGTCGCGTTATACCTCAAGGTAATAAAGGATTAGTGGCGTTATCGCGAAAAGCACCTGAAGTAGTTCGCAAGATGGGATTTACTCCAGCTAAGAAAAATATGGGCGGGGCTATTAATCCTCGATTCCCAATGGCATCCCGTAAATTAGGGGTATAACGTGGCGAATAATTTCGGTTTTAATATCGGCGGCGGTAGCGGTGGGATTGCTAATTTAGTTCAAGCTCCTAAAGTTACGCCTGTACGTTCAGTTCAATTTGCACCTACGCCTCAGCGTCGTGTACAACGCGACGAAAAAGATCCTAAAAAACAAATCCTTGGTGCGTTGTTAGG